GGTTACTTGTATTTGGTCAATGGCGTAGATGCGCCGTTACTGTATGACGGGTCAGTATGGACAAATCCAACAATTACTGGAGTTGGGGCAAGCAGTTTAAGCAACATTGCTATATTTAAAAACCAAGTGTGGTTTACGCAAAACAATTCGCTCAAAGCATATTATTTGCCAACTTTAAGCATTGCAGGCGCAGCTAACGCAATTGACATGAGTTCGGTTGCCCAACTTGGTGGATTCTTGGTTGCCGTTGGAACGTGGACGATTGATGCAGGCTACGGCGTAGACGATAACTTAGTGTTTATAACGTCCAATGGCGAGGTTATTGTTTGGGCGGGTACTGATCCCTCAGATGCTACGAAATGGGCGCTAGTGGGCGTTTGGAGGGTTGGCAAGCCCGTTGGTAAGCGATGCCTACTAAAGTACGGCGGCGATATGTTGATGCTGACTTATAACGGTCTATATCCACTTGCTGCAAGCCTGCAATCATCCAGACTTGATCCCCGTGTTGCGCTGTCGGACAAGATACAAGGTGCATTTACCGCAGCAACGCAACAATATGGCGGTAATTTTGGGTGGGATATTATTTTTGACCCGCAACACAATGCGTTGACCGTTAATGTGCCAGTTGCTGAAGGTCAACAGCAGCAATATGTGATGAATAACATCACAAAAGCCTGGTGCAACTTTACGGGCCAAGCTGCTAATTGTTGGGCAATCTTTGACAACGAGCCGTACTGGGGTGGCAATGGATTTGTTGCCCATGCGTGGGATGACAATTACGCTGATGATGTAAGCGACATAAACGGCTATGCGTTACAAGCGTTTAATTACTTTGATGCCCGTGGGTACAAAAAGTATTTCACTAGAGCTAGACCGTCGATATTTACTAACGGCACACCGTCAATATTCATTGGTTTAAACATGGATTTTGACTTGGCAGACACGACTGCGGCGTTAAGTTTTAGCCCACAAGTATCTGCTAAATGGGACGTTGCGTTGTGGGATGTTGGCTATTGGGCTACGGACACAGTAATCACAAACAATTGGCAAGGCGTAACTGGCATTGGTTATTGCGCCGCAACACAGTTTAAATCTGCCTCTCAAGGAACGACAATTCTATGGGCATCGACGGACATTGTTTACCAACAAGGTTGGGGTGGCATATAACCCAAGGCGCTGATATAGGCCATTGGGTTGCAGAGCGAGTGCAGGGTAAGTATTTTGCAGATGGTTCGCAAGCAATTGGGTTAGAGCGTGACGGTCAGATTATTGCAGGCGTGATTTACGAGAATTGGAACAAAGCCTCGATTGTGTGCCATATAGCAATTGAAGGACGAATTACAAAAGGGTATTTAAAAGCGATATTTAGTTACCCTTTTGAGTTTTGTAAGGTAAAAAAGATTATTGTGCCGGTGAGCAGTACCCATGCAAAAAGCCTAAAATTAGTTACTAAGATGGGTTTTGTTGAAGAAGCAAGGGTTAAAGATGCAGCACCGGATGGCGATATTATATTTTTGACATTGGCACGGGAAAAGTGCCGATTTCTAGGGGTAGAAAATGGGTAAGTCAAGCGCAGCACCACCAGCACCAGATTATATTGGCGCAGCCAAGCAGCAAGGTATTGATAACCTAACAGCGGCTAGGCAGTCAAACATAATGTCAAACCCAAATATGTATACACCATTTGGGAATCAAACTGTCACTTATTCAAACCCAACATTTGACCAATCGTCATATGAAACAGCGTTGGCTAAATACAACGCAGACAAAATCGACCCAAATTCTTATTATCGGACTGGGGAAGGCGGTCAAACAAGTTTCGATCAAGCTGGGTTTGATTTAGCCAATGCAAAACGAGGCGCTGCGCCAACCCGTGAAGGGTTTATGACTGGCGGTGGTCAACCGACTGTTACCCAAACGTTAACCCCACAAGCGCAACAAACACTAGATGCACAGCAACGTGTGCAAACTTCATTAGCCAACCTTGGTGAAAGAGGCATTTCAAATGCTTACGCTACGCTGTCGCAGCCTTTTACACCAACATCAACTGAGATTAAAAAAGATTTTACTGGGTATCAAGCAGCGCCATTAGCCGATCAATATGGTTTAGCGCAAGCAAAAACAGCTGCCGATACATACGGTTTAGCGCAACGACAAATTGATACAAGTGGTTTAACTGTCATGCCTACTAATGCAGGCATAAACGCTCAACAAGCTATTTTGGCAAGACTTGACCCCACTATTCAAGCTGGTGATGTATCTTTTAAACAAGCATTAGCAAACCAAGGTTTAGCGCCAGGCACAGCTGCGTATGATGCTGCGTTTAGAAATCGTGAGATGAGCAAAAACGACTTGTATAACCAAGCGGCTCTGCAAGGCATTAACCTTGATATGGCGGCTCGTCAACAAGGATTAAATGAGCAATTGTCGCAGGCTGGCTTGTATAACACGGCAATTGGTCAAAACTTTGGTCAAGGTGTAACTGCGGATCAACTGGCAAATGCTGCGGTTGGTCAAAACTTTGGTCAAGGTATTACGGCACAAGGTCAACAGTACAACCAAGCATTAGCAAAAGCCCAATTCCAAAATACAGCGCAACAACAGCAATTAGCGCAGGATTTGGCGTTGCGACAACAGCCAATCAATGAAGTCATTGGGTTAATGGGCGGTTCACAGATTCAATTGCCTCAATTCCAAGGTTATCAAGGCATGAGCGTAGCGCCAGCGCCTACCTTTGCGGGTACGCAAGCGCAAGGTCAAGCTGATATGACACGTTACGGTATTCAGCAATCAGGCGCTAATGCGGGTATTCAAGGTCTTGCATCGTTGGGTGGTATGGCGGCAATGTATTTCTAATGCTTGGATTAGCGTTCTCAGGTGGCAAAGATTCTTTAGCGTGTTGGTATTTATACCGTGAAAAGAATCCAGTTGTTTTTTGGGCAAATACTGGGAAGGCTTATCCTGAAACGATAAAGATTATTGAACAAGTAAAGGCAGAGGCGGTTGAGTTTATTGAAGTAAAGTCAGACCAAGAGCAGCAGATTAAGTTTTACGGTTATCCAAGTGATGTTGTGCCAGTTGACCATAGCCTTGAAGGTATGGTGTTTGCAGGCGATAAGCCAGTACGAGTACAGAGTTATTTAAATTGTTGTTGGGCAAACGTTGGGCAACCTCTTACAGAGGCGATAGCTAAACGTGGCATTACGCATTTGATTCGTGGGCAAAGGCTAGATGAAAGCCATAAATCCACGGCTCGGCATGGGTCGGTAGTGAATGGTGTGACGTACATTCAGCCGATAGAAACATGGACTAAAGAACAAGTTTTGGCGTTTTTGCGGACTCAATGCCAGTTACCAGAACATTATGCAATCGACCATTCAAGCCTTGATTGTTACGATTGCACAGCGTATTTGGCACACTCAACAGATCGAGTGGCATGGATGAAAGAAAAACACCCAAGTTTGCATGAAAAATATAAAATAAACATGGCGGCACTAAAGTCTGCCTTGTTGCCTACTTTAGAGTTATTAAGGAATTGCGATGCTTAATCAATATGTAAACCTTTCTCCGCAACAAAAAATGGCGCAGATGCTGCAACAGCAAGCCCAGCAGACTTCATTGCAAGGGCAGCAAGAAATGCCGCAATCAATGGGCCAAGCAGCGGCTCAAAACCCGTTTGGCGGCGTACAAGATGCAATGAAAATGTACAACCAGTTTAATCAGCAAGGCGATATGCAGGATTATAAAGACTACATTGCTCGGCTTAAACTTGGTCAAGCACAAACTGGCGGTATGTTTGATTCGGCTAATGCTCAAGCGCCAAAATATACTGGTGACATGGGGACTTAATCATGGCTGATAATATTTATGGCACTCAGTCTAACGCAGCAATGCAAATACCAAGCCCTTATTCATCGGAATTGGCAGCAATTCAAAGGCGTGAGCGGTTAGCGCAAATTATGCAACAACAGGCTTTTCAACCTATTGAAGTAAATAGTTATCAAGGTATTCAAGCCCCTATTTCTCCATTTTCAAGCATTGCTAAAGCATTGCAAATGTATGTAGGTGTAACAGGACAAGATCGTGCTGATGAAGAAAGATTAGGTGTCGCTAAGAAAATGGAAACCGACACTCAAACTCAATTGGCTCGTTTACTAGGGTCGCAAGGTTCACCAGCTATACCAGCAACGCCTGCAACAATGGGTACGCCTGAGATACCAGGTAAACCGGCAACCTCATTTACGCCAATGGGTTCAGATTTTGAAGATAACCCAAATCTAAAAATGAGTATGGGTGAAACACCGCAAGCGGGTCAACCGTTTGTTGCGCCTGGCGATGTTGCCGTGCCTGCTGTGCCGACAATTCCTGCTGTTGCGGGAACGCCAGCGCAGCTAGGCAGACCAGCGCAACCTGCCAAACCACCAACGGAAGATGAACAACGCAAGATATATTCTGATTTTGTTGTAAGTGGCAATCCTCGCTTAGCAAAATTGGGTGAAATTGGCTTACAAGAGTTGCGTTCGTCAGGTACAACTGACATTAAAAATTGGAAAGCATCTAACTCAGGTTTACCTTTTGACCAATGGTTAGCTAATCAAAATGCTCAAAAAAGCACACGAGTATCTGTCAATGTTCCTGTAAATACAGAAAAAGGTTATGGCGAAGTATTTGCTAAAGGTATTGCAGACGATGACGTTAAATTAAGAGCTATGGCAAACAAAACACCTTCACAAATTCAAAATATTGAAGGTCAACGAGAATTGTTAAGTAGCGGAAATATTTTTACAGGTAAAGGCGCAGATTGGCAAAATGAACTTGCATCATGGGCTACTTCAATTGGAATTGGCGGTACTACAACTGCTGAAAAAGTTAAAAACACAACTGCTTTGTATGCAGACAGAGCAACTTCCACTTTAGATTCAATTGCAACTGCCGGACTTGGAACTGGTCAAGGATTTACAGACAAAGATTTGAAATTCTTAAAAGATGCAAAACTTGGAAATATTACATACACCAAAGACAATCTAGAGCGTCAATTAAACATTGAAGAAAAAATTGCTAGAGAAATTGCTAACAGATGGAATACAAGGCTCGGAGAATTGCCAAAATCAGCATCAGGGCCAACAGGCGTAAGTCCGGTTAATTTGCCACCAACTAGGGCATCAACACCACAAAGCCCTCCTGCTGGTTCGGGAGTAACGCAACAGCAATGGAACGCAATGACTCCTGAGCAGAGGAAATTATGGCAATGACAGAAGCGCAACAAGCAGCATTAGCACAGGCTGATGCTAGAGCCGCTGTGCTTGCTGAAATTGATGCAAAACTACAAGCGGCGAATCAAAATGAAAGCGTGATGCCTGGCATGACAGGTGATCGTCAATTGTTGCCTATGGTTGGTCAAAGTTTATTAAAAGGTGCAGCAGGACTTGGCGATGTAGTGGTTGGTTTGCCAGAAGATATAAAACGACTATATAAGTATTTCACCACACAAGGCGCACCAGTCCCTCAAAAATACCAACCAATAACCGACATTGCAAAAGAACGTGGTTACATTGTTCCTGAAAATGAGCCAGGCTCAAATCCTATATTAAAAGGAATTGATTTTACGGCACAATTGGCAGGTGGTGGTGGTATTAACCCGTATACCATTGGTCGATCAGCATTAACTTCTGGGTTGCCCGCTGCGGCTCGCAATCTTGGCGGTCAAGGGCTACGAACTGGCGCTCAAGGAATTGTTGGCAGCACAGCATTACAAGGTATGCAAGCTCTTGGTATAGACAATCCTTTAGTTTTAGGATTGGGAACAATGTTGCCAATGGGAGTAACGGGTGCGGCAATGTCGTTGCGACCATCTACGGCAACGATTGCAAACGAATCATTAAAAGGCGCAACACCTGAACAACTTAGATTAGCTCAAGCATTACAAAATCAATCTTTTGGCGCTGGTGCGCCTGTAACAGCTGCTGAAGCAATTTCTCAAACTACTGGGGGCAGTCCTTTATCAAATATTCAACGTATTGTTGAATCTTCTCCAAAAGGTGCTTCGGTAATGTCACCATTTATGGCGGCTAGACCAGCGGGTAATGCTCAATATTTTGCACGAACGGTTGATGAAATTAGTCCTACTCAAGGCGGATTAGAAATACCTGAACGTATGCAAGTTGTTGCTAAAGAATCTATCGATGCAGCAAGAAAAGAAGGCAATGTATTAGCTGAACCTTTCTATAAAGCATCAGAAAGGCAACTAGTAGACAATTCAACAATGGTTAGCTTGATGAGCGACCCAGCAATTGAAAAAGCCGTAACAGCTGTAATGAAAGACCCTTTTTACAGGGTAACAAACGCAAATCCAAATTCAATTCAAGTATTTGATGCGGCAAAAAAATACTTAAATGATAAGTCAAGTGAGTTTGCACGAGCAGGCAACAATAATGCGTCAGATGTTGCCTCGTCAGCAGCTAGAACCATTCC